TACTCTCTTCTGCAAGCAGGGGCTAAAGACGTTCTCATTGGAGACATCTCCCCTGTCATTGACTTCTCTGGCCTTACCAATGGTCGTATGGTGTGTAAAGTAGAGGTGTTCTTACAGAACTCTAACATCAATACTTACACTGCAACAGGTGGAACCGCTGGCCCTGCTGGCAGAAATCAGAATGGTAATTTCATCAACACCTTCCCTCTTTTTCAAATCATTCGTGATCCTGTTATTACTGGCCTTACGGGTGTATCTGACTTCACTATCTTCCATTCCTCTCAGAACCAAACAGGGTCAGGTAGTAATGCAGTGACAACTTCTGCTCTTGGTGCGTTCTTTATTCATGAAGGGTATCTGATTATTCCAGCAGGTACAACAGTTTTAGTACGTACACAACTTACAGGTACACCTACAGGTAACTCTTACCTGAGAACAGATTACACCTTCATAGAACGCTAGTGTTTTACAGAACACCTTTGAGATATAGGGTGTTCGATAAAGCAAAGCTTGGGTAGTTTCTAAAAGATTACAAATAATGTTGTCAGAGTATTGACAGATAAGCGTTTGTATGAGACAATTTACGGATTGAAGGCACAAAAGGTGCTGAAGAAATTAATGATTTGTGAACAATTTATTGTGAACCCGTAATTCCTGCTAAAGAGTTGTCTTGACGGCTACGCAGGTTGGGGCACTCCTTTTATTTGGAGTGTGTTTTGAATTACAAAAAGATTTACGATCAATTAGTTGAGAAGTGCAGAGTCAGAGGTTTGGATAAGTCTGCTCTTGAAGGTTACTACGAGAAGCATCATATTGTTCCACGCTGCCTTGGTGGAGGGAATGGTGTGAGCAATCTGGTAATGTTCACAGGAAGAGAGCACTTCATAGCCCACATGCTGCTTATGAAGGCATACCCCGAAAATATCAGCCTTATGCGTGCAGCATTTATGATGTCTAGCAGGTGGAGTTCGGGTGCGTTAAATGAAGTCAAACCTATACACTCTAAAACCTATGAGACTATGAGGACTGCTTACGCTAAAGCTGTAAGCGATCAATGTAGTGGTGAGAATAACCCAATGTTTGGTGTAACGCACCCACCTGAAACTATGGAACGTATCCGCTCAACTCGGAAAGAGACAGAGCGTAAGAAGCGGCTTATTAATTGGGAGCGTAACAACTCAGATTACATGGCCCAGTTTAAATATACTCCAGATGTTATCCAAGAGTTTGAGTATAACCTCAAATGTGATGTGAAACCTCTGCACGCAAAATATGATCTTGATCTTTGGATGACAGCAGAGCAAATAAAGTCCTTCTGGGAAAGATCAGGTAAGCCCGATAAGAAGTTTCTATGTAACCAGATAAAAGATGTCTGTGGTGTAGTGTTCCCACAGCACAGGCTTAAGGTGATGATGGAAAAGTTTCTTTCTGATTGGGAGCCATCACTTGATAGTTCTTATATACTCACAGCTCTTTGCTACAGGTCTGACGAGTCTAATAAGAGATTAGAAGATTTTGAAGTTGGAACACAGAAGACTTTACAAGAAGTTAAAATTGAGTATTTCGATAAGTGGTTAAACCATAGAGACTTACATCGTCAGGTTATACTCAACTACATACAACTTAACAGTGTTGAAAAACATAAACTTAACAGCAAGGCCAAGCTTTCCTTGGTGGATGTCATAGAAGCATCCTTGCTCTGGAAGTCGGAGAAGGTAGAGCAAAAACAAATTGCCGATCTACTTGGTGTGGCTAGAAATTCTATTTCAAATGCTCTTGAAGCAGAGGGTAGGTGGTTATCAGCAAGACATGCCGCCAATGCGTTAGCAAATACTCACTTCAAGGAGTTGCTTAATGAGTAAAGAAAACGGGGCCGTGATTGGCCCTGCATCGGAGTTTCAAGAGAAGTATTTGAACTCCGATGCGCAGATTATGTTGGTCGGTGGTGAAGTCTGCGCCTCCGTAAAACTCTCTTAAACGGGGAAAGCTAAGGGCAATGCCTATGCTAATCCCGTGCCAATGTCTAAAGACAGTGCGTAGAGACTATCGAAAACACGCTTATGCGGAAGTTAGTAGAGTAGGCCGGAAGCCCGGTCGAAACAGAGAGAATCGAAAGATTAAGAGTTAGTCCGATACTCAGGGAAACTTGAGAGAAGTGTAGCGAACTTCATAACAGGAACTTGGCAGCAGGTTCAAGTAAATCTTACGTTGGACTTATGAGGCATCTACGCTTCGTTGAAGACCCAAACTACAAAGCATATTGCATTCGTAAAAACTCCAGTGCCATTATGGCTTCTGGTGGTCTGTTCCAAGAAGCAGTAAAACTTTATACTCAGTATGACCCAGACCTTAAAGTTCGTCTGAAGGATCAGAAGGTAATTTTCAAATCTGGCGCTGAGATTTCTTTCTCCCACTATGAGAACGCCAACGCCGCAAAGAAGTATCAAGGTATTCAGATTTCAAACATCTTCTATGATGAGGCAACTCACGCCGATGAAGAAGATATCTGGTGGCTATGGTCACGTCTACGCTCTGAAGCAAACAACGTACATGGTATTTATCTTAGCTGCAACCCTGATAACGCAAGTTGGCTTTTGAAGTATGCCCAGTGGTATCTTTATCCAGAAGATCATCCGTTAGCAGGTAGACCAGACCCAGAAAAGAACGGTGTAATCAGATATCTACTTCGTGTAGGTGGTGAACTCGTTTGGGGTGAAACAGCATTAGAGCTTATTGAGAAGTACGGTAATCCTGATTTACCAGATGACCATGAAGACCAAGTAAAACCAATTAGCTTTCAAGGGTTGTTTGGTACAATTGATGACAATCCTCCGTTAAAAAAATCCAACCCCCTCTATAAATCAAATTTGGAATCACTTCCAAAGCTGGACAGGGAGAGGTTGTTACACGGGAATTGGTTTGCAAAGCCAGAAAACTCGGCATACTTTAAGCGCGAGGATTTGGTTATTGTAAATACTATGCCAAGTCATAGTGATATTATTAAGGTAGTCCGCGCCTACGATTTTGCAGGAACTTTACCCTATGATGGTAATCGTGAAACTGACTACTTTGCTTCTGTTAAGATGGCAAAGCTTAGATCAGGGAATTATATTATTCTTGATGTAATTAGAACACGTATTACCTTTGGTGATTGGGAACCTCATATTATATCTAATGCAGAGCGTGATGGTAAGAACGTAGACATTATTCTACCACTTGATCCCAACGCTGCATCTAAAGCCGCAACAAGTATGTTGGTTCGCTCTCTTGCTGAACAAGGTTATGTTGCTAAAATGCGTAGATCGTCCCAAGGTAAGCTCGATTCCTTTAGACCATTCGCAGCAGCTTGTGAAGCTGGGGTTGTCTCTATGGTGAAAGATTGCTGTACGGACTTGTGGAACAAGATTAATTGTAATAATGACTTCTTCTATCTTGAGATGGAACACTTCGACGGAAAAAGACGTAGCGGCCCTCTTGGCCACGACGATATGGTCGATAGTGTCAGCCTTGCATTCATCACACTAGCTCAAAAATTCCAAATACCAAACTTCATGTCTGGTCTTAAATCAACAGATTTATCCGTATCAAACCCATTCAACAATATGTAAGGAGGCGTGATGTATGCCTGAATCAGACGCCTCTATGCAACCCAATGTAGAGGCTTTGACGCAAGGGGATGTTCCTATCCCTCGTCTAAAGCTTGGGCAAAGCAGTTTTAATGGTTTGTGGACAGCAGCAGGGTCTATCGTAGAGGAGTGTAATAGCGAACTACGCTGGCCACAATGTATGCACACATACAAGAAGATGGCAAAGGATGCAACCATTGCTCCTGCTCTTAACCTTGTAGAAATGGCTATTGCTCGTGTCCCTTGGAGTGTAAAGATTCCAGAGGGATATGAAGAACAACTGAAAGACAAAGCTGAGTTCCTGCGTCAAGTAATGAATGACATGGATCATAGCTGGGGTAGCTTCATTCGTCAAGCTACTTCGTTCAACAGGTTTGGTTTTGCTCCTGTTGAGAAAGTATACCGTAAGCGTTACAAGAAGAACGGTAGTAAGTTTGATGATGGTTTGGTTGGACTTAAATGTCTTCCTCTTATTGCTCAAGATACAGTTAGTAGCTGGGAATGGCAAGAAGGCGGCAGAGAGCTTGCTGGTTTGAATCAATACGCTGTTGAGCCTAATGGTAAACGCGGTGTAATGACTTCCTCTTGGAAAGAAGAGTTTATTCCAGTTAAGAAGTTCCTGCTGATTCGCAATAATCCTCTTAAGAATAACCCAGAGGGTGAGAGTCCACTCAAGTCAGTTTACATGGCTTGGAAGTATAAGACTAACTTGGAAGAGTTTCAAGCAACTGGTGTTAGCAGTGATGTTCGTGGTTTGAAGGTGTTATACATCCCACCACGCTACATGGCTGAAGATGCTAGTCCAGAAGATAAAGAAGTTTACGCTTACTATCAACGGATCATGCGCAACCTTCATATGAATGAACAATCTGGTCTTATCCTTCCTCAAGTCTTGGATGATCAAGGCGAGCAATACTTCAAGTTTGATGTTATCTCTGTTACTGGTCAAAAGGCTTTCGACACTACAGCAATCATTGCTTCTTATAAGAATGAAATCATTTCTGCATTGATGGCTTCTCAGCTTATTCTTGGTCAAGGTGGTGGTGGCTCTTTTAGTCTTGCTGAGAGTTTGCAAAGCATCTCCAACATGGCTATTGAATCTAAGTTGATTGAGATTCAAGATCAGTTGAACCACGATCTTATTCCTCAGTTGTGGGCACTAAATGGTTGGGATACTTCAATCACCCCAGAGTTCACCTTTGGCGACCTTGTTAGCCCAG